TCAAATTGTCCTCTACCATCAGGAAATATCCCTGCACCCTTGCCGGCAATCATACTGTCTACGAATTCGCCGAACTCGCCGCCTGCGAGGAGTTTCAAAAGATATTCAGTCTTATCGGACTTGTCTTTCCTTAAGAAAGTGACCAAAGACCTGCGTGCCGAGAATACATTACTGTCGGAAGGGGCTGTCGTATCGTTCGTCCTGATTATATAGACCCCGTTTCCGCCGCCGGTATATGTCTGCCCCTTGTAGGTCAGGGAATCAATCTTGTCTTCCATATCCCCGATACGGGAATAGGGCATGCTCTCGCCGATTATGTATGTAGGGCTGTCCCAGGGCTTGTCAAGGTTAAACTCCCAGCCGAGTATGCGGCTGTCGCGCCCGTTCTCAAAAAAAGCCCTGTTTACAAGGAACACTTTCTGTCCGAACTCATAGAAGCGTCTCAGCCGGTCGTTATACACCCATTCTGAATCAAGGGTCGTGTTATATGTACCGTCATCCCTTTTGCGTCGGTCGGCATACTCCTGCGCCTTTCCCTTAAGCTCCTGTTCGGCTTCGGGGGTATATCTGTCAGACACAAGCTGGATGTTGAAACCGGAAAGGACATACTCGTCGCCGTTTTCCGGACGAAGGGTATCATCGGGAATCATACGCCCGTAATCCTCGTTTCTCACGATTTCCCAAAGCTGCGCACCGCGCATGTCGTCTTTGGGGTCGGGATTGAAAATGACACCGAATTCCATGCCGTTAAGTTTGCCGGACTGGAACCGGATTCTCAGTTCCTGACCTTCGATAAGATATTCCTCCTTGAACTCCAGCCCGGTATCCTTGTAGCGGTAGTAGGTGACGGTCTCTTTCGTGCCGTTCTCGTCCTTCACCTCTTCGGTGCGGGTATGCACGTCAGATAATGTGCCCGTACGCCTGGGATAGACATTTTCAAATACGACAATGTCCTCTATCGCCTCCTCTTCGGACATGTCGGGATACACATCAATGTAAGGCGTGTCCGCGGGAAGCATCAGCCTGCGCTGGACTACGCCGTTGACAACCGTCTGTTCATCCACGGGACGGTAGTCTGCCGGAATATTCCGGGTAGAGCCGAACGCATAGATTCTGGTCGCATAAGTACCTTTGCTGTCGCTGCGGGTCATGGCTGACGCTTCAACCCCTAACTCGATTCTGACGGAATCACCATATTCATTTCGCCCAAAATGGATTATGTTATCCGTTATCCAGCAGTCACAGTCCCATTTCTCCTTATCGGCCATGGAGAACAGGGCGTCAAGAAGGTTCATATTGTCGTACCTCATCGCAACGGCCTTGTTCTCCACTGTGGAATCTATGCTGAACTCAAACTCTTTTCCCTTGTACGTATATCCGAGTGCCTTCAGGTTGCGGAGGAATACGCCGAGCTGCACGTCAAGGGGTGCGGTCAGAGACCATGAAGCTTCATGGCCGGCATGTTCGGGAGTGTACTTGAAAATCTTGTTCTTCCACTTCCAGTAATACGCGTCCATGCGCAGCTTATAGTCATATCCTCCGGTAGAGGCGTTGAAGGCAGGTTTCTGCAAATCCACTATCTCATAGACCTTGGACAGCAGTCCGCCCAGGGACTCGTCAAGCACTCCCGACAAATCCACGTAGTCGCCGAGCTTGAAATACACCGGGTTGGGAACGCTGAACGGAAGGATGATATAGTCTTCCTTCATCAGGGTAAACCTGCCTTTAGCCCCGGCATTAATGGGGGTCGAAAATCTTGTCTTACCGAATATGTCTTTGATGTCTACCATAACGCATCCAAAGTTCGCAGATAAAAAAAAGAGTGCCCTATTTTGGACACTCATATACACGACAATAAATCCAATGTCGTGAATTAGGTTCTGTTTGCCGGGTTCGGCTCGTTAAACTTGGCTGAAATTTTTCCGAAAGTCTGGTCTAAACTCTGTGCATAAGCAACGCTTTTCCCAAGATAAATCAGATGATAAATCTCATTACTGTTAGCCGGAACTTGAATATCAACCACACCTTTATACAATTCTTCAAAGAAAGCTTTTTTCTTTGCTTGATAGTCGGATTGGGAATTTCCTTCAATTGTAAAAGAAAGTGTTATTTCCCGTTCATCTATTTTGGGGTCATTGATTATCACACGTTTTCCATGTTCCAACCGGGACTTATTTTCTATAAATTCTTTTATGGGTGATGATGCCCCAAGTACATCAAGAAAGCCCTCTCCCATTCTTACCCCCCATGTTGTGTAGGCATCTTGGGTATTTATCAATAAATCTGACATAGTTTATAATTTAGATGTATTGTTTTTCACTTCTGCCATATCTTTCTGAATTTGAATGATTGGTTTTACAATAGCTCCTGTATTTTCCGAAATCTGTACCAATTCAAGATAAGATTGTGCTATCAAATCTCGCGTATCATCAGCGATGTTCCTCGTTTCTGTATTTATGGAAAGGATAGCATCTGCTTTTACTGTCAATAGATTAAGTGATTGAGATTGAATAATATTCTGATTCTTTATCTCTTCTCCTGCAATCTGCAATGCTGTAAACCGCCCGTTCAACTCTTCGCCGGTATCTTGACTCATTGCCTGGAAGCCTTTGGATGAAGCTGACTGCGATGTTGATTCTTGCGAAATTTTATCATATCCGGTTGCTGCGGCAAGCTCGTCACGAAGCTTCATGGCTTCATCCACATAACCCATGTACTCATCCATCAGCTCCTTACGCTCATTATTATCAAGCGTACCATCATCTTTCATGGCTTCACCGAATTTGTCATACCATGTTCTCAGTTTGTCACTAAACTGTTCACCGATGGCATTTGACAGCATTGCCTGCATGAAATATTTGGATATGTCATCAGCAACATCCTCAGCACTCTTCTCCATGTCCATCAGACTGCTTACAAAACTGTCATACATGGAATCGAATGACATTCCGGTCAGACCCTCATAAAGATTATCGGTCAACTCCTCCAGCTTGCCGGCCTGCTCAATATAATCATCAAGTTTATCGGTTACACGTTCACCATAACCACCTTTCCCGGCATTCTGCATCTTTGTCCATATATCAACATTACTACGGAGTTTTTCCATCTCTTCAGGTGTCAGCTCCCATAATGAAGAAGTTCCGGTAAAATTCTTGTTTATGTTCTGTTGAATCCATTTCAAGTCTTCGGCAGACCATCTCATGTAGTATTGCCAGCTCTTATGTGAATTATGGTAACCTGCCTGTTCACGGGCGATATTCAGATAATTGGAGTTCTGCTCTTTCTGGTATTCATAAGCACTTCTATACGCAGCTACGGATTTCGTTCCTTTGCTTGCCTTTATCTCATCTGTCAATGATTCGATAGAAGTCTGTAGCGTCTCGTTACGGTCGGTAAGACGATTAATGGAATCCTGTACCTCCTTTGCATTGCCACCGATACCGAACAATTTATTGAAACCACCAAAAGTAAGTGTGTTCCACATACTCGCACCGGCTCCAAAAACGCTTGAAAAAACATTCTTGACAAATCCGTCGAAGCCTTGTTTTTCTATTCCGTCAAGCAGAGAGAACACCGTACCAACAATACCACCTATCTTACTCCCTGCCTCAGAAAACGTATCTACAAGACCAGCAGCAAGATTCCCTATTTGAGATAGAGACATTTCAGATGAACTGCCAAGCTGGGTGATGGTATCCGTTAGTGTTATCAAACTTTTTTGGGTCTTATCCGCGCTTCTGGTTACATTCGTTTCCGCATTCTGAACATTCTTCTCGGCTTTGTTTTTCTTTTTGAGAGCAGCTTCTTTCTCGGCATCCGTACCACTTTTGAGAGATTTGTTATACTCATCCTGCGCTTGCTTTAGTTCATCTTGAGCAATGCGCAAAGCATCCAGTTGCTCCGGCAAATCGCCAAGTAAACCGCCTTTGTCGATGATGGTACTCTGAATATTATTCAATGCTTCGTCAATCACTTTTTTCTGGTCGACAGCCATGTTCTTATACTCATCGGAGTTTTTGAAAGTCTTTAGCTGTTGTTTTACCTGTTCAAGTGATTTTTTGGAAACCTTGTTCAAATCACCGAAGATAAGTTCCCAGTTGATTTCTTGTTTGAGCTTATCCATATCCACAGAAGACAATGCTTCTTCCATTTCCTTTTGGAGAAGCTTCTTTTCGCCTTCGGTAGTGACTTTGGTCATCTTGTCGTTATACTCTTTCGTTATGGCCTCCTTTTTCTGTTGGAACGTCCCGTATTCTTTCAGATAGCGGTTCATGGCTTCGAGTTCCTCTTTGTTAACATCGGAGATTGACTTGTCACGCTTGTTTTCTGCCTGCGAATACGAAAGGGATATTTGTACAGACTGCTCCTTTGTCAGCTTGCCACCATTAGCCTTGCTCCATTCCTGTTCTTGCTTACGGATGGCATCCAGTTCTTTCTGATAGTCCAAGTCAATCTGAGCCAGCTTCTTTTCAGTACCATCCTCCATGAGGCTGATTTCATCCTGCTGGTTCTTACGGCGGAGGGAAAGAAGTTGTTCGCTTATCTTCTCTTGCTGCTTTAACTTTTTGCCGGCTTCCTTCTGTATCTTTTCCTCTTTTTCGTAGGCTTTCAGATGTTTCTCGGCTTCCTTGATTTTCTTCTTGCTTTCTTGGAAGATATTCTTGTCTTCGGAGTCAATCCCCTTGAAATCGCCTGTATTCATCTTCTTTCGCTTAACAGAATCAATCGCGTCAAGAGCGGCCTGCGCATCCTTTTTCTGCTTCTCCCAATAGGTTTTATTCTTTACCTTCTCTTCTTTCTTCCCTGTACCTGCGGATGACTCACTTTCAAGTTGCTGTAGCTTCTTGTCGTACAGCTCTCTTTCTTTCTTGAGGTTATTGAGCGTGTTCATGATGGCTTGTGTAGCTTGCCCAGCCCCTTGTCTGTTTGCCTCCTTTAATCCATTCTTATACTTCGCTATATCTCTGTCCAGCATGGTGATTTTTTTCTTCGTGCCGATACGCTCGTTTCGCAGTTCCTCTTCGTTGATTTTTTTCCTGTACTCTGCTATGTTCTTCAACAAGAATGATTCCTTGTCATATTGGGGAAGCAGTTTTTTGTATGCATCCTTTAGCGATTCAATGGCAATCTTTCTCTCATCCGTAGTCCTTTTCTCATCAGATGCAATCTTGATATACTCATTAACATTTCTGTTTCGCTCTTCTCTCGCCTGCTTTGATGCTTCCTCTGCTTTATTGAATCGTTCTGTTGCTTCTGTGCATTTATCCTGGCTATCTGCCCATTTAAGCATATAGACACTGGAAGCAAGAGCCGCCGCACCTACCAGGGCGTATGGATTCAGCATAAGCACCTTATTCAGCTTGGCTACGCTTCCCGTCATTAGGTCTGTCACCATCTTCATGGCCGTAACCCCCTTGATAGAAGCCAACCGATTGGCAGCTTGAATTTTCTCCAAGGCGATATTTGCCATGAGAGCAGTCTTGTAAGCACCATAGGTGATAATAAGCCCTTCGATAACCATTCCCACCTTTTCGTAGTTTTCTACCAAGCTTTTGGCCGCAGAAATAGCAGTATAGAAAACACCTTCACCTTTCTTACCCATTTCGTTGAGCATGGAGTCCCAGGCATCACCCAGGTTGCTGATTTGCCCCGTGAGTGATTTTGATTGTTCCTGCATCAGATTGAAGTACATACCGCCTTCTTTGGTCATGTTCTGGAAGGCTTGTTCCACCTCCTTGAAGCCAACCTTGCCTTGTGATACTAAATCTGATACTTCATCCTTGGTTACACCCATTACTTTAGCCAATTCCTCATAGATAGGAATACCACGGCCAGCGAACTGACGAATATCTACGGCATAAGCTCTTCCTTGCGTCCTGAGTGTGCCATACAGATAGGCTATGTCTCCAAGCTGAGCACCTACACCGGCCGCCACATTGCCGAGCATCACCAATTCCTTACCTACACTTTCCGCAGAGGAACCATAAGCCAGCATCTGCTTGGCCGAAGAAGCCACACCTTGCAGGTCAAAAGGAGTCTTGGCTGCAATATCAACCAGTTCAGCCATCAGCTTGTCCGCCTTCTCCTTGCTCTTGAGCATAGTACCGAAAGCTATTTCAAGCTGTTGGAATTCGCCACGTACATTCATCATCTCTGAAACGAAAGATTTCAGAGCCGCCGCACCGCCGATGGCGCCAATGACTTTTCCCCAAGACATAGCAAGGCTTTCATTGGTCTCGTTTACTTCCTCGCCATTTTCTTTGTATAGTTCGTATTCGTCACGCAGTTTCTTTACGTTAAGCCGTGCGCCAGCCTGCTGTTGGGTAAGGTCGAACAAAACCGATTTCTGCTCACTAAGTCTTGCATTGACAGACTTGACTTTGATGCCCAATCCGGTAACATCGCCATCGGCTTTCAGCGCTTCCTTGTATTTGTCTTTTAATCCTGCTAACTCATTTTTCAATTGTTGGATAGTTCCACGTTGAAATGTTATTTTTTCCGACAATCCATTCACGACCTGAGAAGCATCGAAGATTTTCCTTTTGAATCCTGTTTCCATCTCTGCTCCAGCTTTGGCTGCATTAGTCACCAACTCATCCAATTTTTGGTTGGATGCAGCAAGTTGGGTATTCAAAGCCTTGAAAACAGCAGGAGACTGCGTGCCATCCATGCTCATTAACTCCTGCTTTAATTTTGCAATTTCATTACGAAGTCTTACAACTTCTTCCCAGTCACTACCTACCTTAAAATATAATTTCGCCATATCTATTTCTTTTTCCTACGATTAGCCAATTCCTTACCACTGATTCTATTCACTTTTTGACCACCATATACTGCGTGTAATTTATCCCGTTGCATCATCAGCAAATTCCGATAAGGGATAACCTCAAACACTTCTGTATAACTCAGATGAAGCGTGTCAATCAAATGGGCTATCTGCCCGAAGAACGTTGCGTTTCCTACTGTTTCGGTCTTGCTGCCAGCATCGACACGTTCCTCATCGAGCTGACACACTGAAAAGCCGAAATATCCATCATAGAGAAACAGACTTCCAAGGCATCTTTGACTTCTTCAAAAGTGCCGTTCTCCAATTCTTTGACCAAACTATCATTCCCGCAGATGAAGCATGAAATACCTTTCAGCATATCTTCAGTAGCTTTAGGAAGCTCTTTAATAGCCTCCATGATATTATCTCCTCGCAGGGCGATATTGGAAAAATGATGAATGGCACGACAGATAACTTTAATTGTAGGCGGTTTGATGGTATAAACGATTCCACCTATCCCTACATTTTTAAAATCCAGCCCTAATAGGGCATCAGAAACCGTTTTTGCTGCTTGATTATTCATAACATTAAATTAAAAAGGCGGTGAGCAACCACCCACCGCCATCTGAAAACAATCCTTTTACTGAAAAATTATCAACCTTCCGGCACTACAACTTCCGATTCGTCAAACCACTTTTCGGAAGCCAATCCATCTACACCTGTGGAAAGGGGAACGGCCGAAACAGCCAATCCGACAGCCTTATCGGTATTAGAGCCACGGGCATTGATAGCCGCTTTCGGAAACACAACATAAACTCCGTCTTTGGTTTTACCAATCACACATTTATGAATAGGCTTATACTTGCCTCTTTCCCAATTCTTTTCTGTGGCTTTACCACCTTGTAAATCAGCCTTTGTAGCATAATCATACTCACCAATGGTGAAGTTGATTTTCACCTCACCCGGTTCAGACGTTTCCCGGTAGTACTCACCAGTCAAAGCGTTTTTGTAACGAGTTACACTTGCCTCTGCTTCTTCGTATTGATACGTGTCACCATGCACATTCTTGACCCGCTTCGTTGCTGCGTTTTTCAAGATGGTGGCTACTTCTGCGCCTGTTAATCCGGCAGCTGGAGTAGTAACCGTTTTAATCGGTTCTGCATAATACAGTTCGTCAATTTCTACTGCTGTAATCATATCATTTTACATTTAATACATTAAACAAAATTCTCACATTCACATAATGACACTTCAAAGCTGTGTCCGCTTCTGTACCGATAGAATCAATAGAGTAACGATATGTCATACCATCATAGGTGCTTACTACATCATCAAACAGCTTGCCAGCCTTTCTTTCAAGTTCGTTAAGCCGGATTGTGTTCGCTTCATTCTCGCTTAAATTGGGTACACATAGATTCACTTCTGCGAAAGATTTCTTCCAATAAGTTCCCGGCTGTTGTTTCTTCGTGTGGATGACAATCCTTTCGGACTTCAATTCACCCGTCAGCGTTTCTCCTGCTGGTACTATGTCTATTCCGAAAATCTTGCAGTCCCGGTAGAGGATGTTTCCTATGTCGGTGGTTACTATCATCGTTCAAATCTATCTTTCAATCTTTTTTCTGTCCTTATCGCTGCACTTCCTGCAACTTCAAATCCTTTGGATTCCACGAATGAAGCATAATCAGCTTCGTTTTTCAGAATTAAGCCATCTTCATTAACCTCATAATCATTCGATTCTCTCAAATGTTTTGTGTGGTCTTGATAGTTTCCGGTAGCTTTTGCATCTTCAACAAATGCCTCTCCCTCTTCTTTCATGCCAGCAACGACTTCGCTTGTTCCGTCCTCAAAGAACTGGTCAACATCCGAAAAGTCTGCATCTATTCCAACCATATTACTCTATAGGAAAAATAGTTTGTTTCCAAAGGGCTTTTAGCAACTCCTTCACCTCTTATGCTTCCATCGGCATTCAAACAACGAACCTCTGCACCTGCTTCAACCTTTGACGGCTTGTCAAAGACTACCTTGTACTTGAAATCATACAAAGCACCATTGATAGATACTTTCTTTTCCGCACTCACATCATCACAACGGCATCTGCATATATCCTGCCAGCTCTCACCACCTGTGCCGGGAATAGGTCTGCCGAACTCATCCTTATCCATCGGGGTGATAACCTTAACCTGCAATATGTGGGGAGCGAATATCATAAGAAAGTCACTTTAGGTTTGTTACTCAGTTCGTCTTTCAAACCGTACTGTTTGCACAGCCATGAGTACAATTTCATTAGGCTATCAACATAATTAGACCAAGACACAGAAAATCCGCTTTCGCTGACCGAAGATGGATTTTGTATCATCCACGGAATTTGCTTTGCACAAGCGACCTCTAATCTTGCCCGATTTTCCTCGGCAAAAGGTTCTTCACCATCCAATCCCGTTCTTGAAAGTATATTTTCAACTACAAGATTAGACGGGGTGTTCTTATCAAATACGCTTAATACAAACTCCTTGTTACTCATGGCTGATATCATTCAATATGGTGTAATCAGTTTACTATATGCGGTATAGCTATAATGCGTACAATGTTTAGATTTATAGATGTATCTGAACGGACATTTGGGAACATTAATTCGTACCCCTTGAATAGCCATTCCCTCTTTTATCGAACACATCATAGCCGGGTTATTTGCAACCAAAAACATGGGATGCGTCATGGTCAGTACAACACAATCAGCCGGAACCGTTTCCAAAGTGATAAACTGAATATCCGGCAGACCAACATCAACCGATGGATTCACGTATTCACACTTAGGAGATTCCACACTTGATGCCTGCACGCTCAACGAAACCAAAGACATCATTAAAAAACCACACATGGCAAAAATAAAATTCTTCATTCCTTTTCTGATTTATAAAATTAGACAATGGAAGAGTAGAAGCACTACCCTATCCTTTTACTCGATACCTAATGCTTCTTTCAGTTTGGCTGTTGATTCTTCATCCAGTTCTGCAACCTTAGCCAAAAGAGTTTCCTCTTTCATATTGCCGGAAGCCTGCGCACCGATAGACTTCAAAGCATCAATCAAAGCCTTCTTCTCAAACTCCTTTTCAAAGAGGGAAATTTTCACCTCTTTCTTTTCTTCAGGGGCTTTCACTTCGGGATTTTTTACCTCAATCCGTTCAGCGAGTCTGCGGCTTTCCATATCCAGCACACGGGCTTCCTCACCGACTTCAATCACTTCACCGGGAGTATAATACTTTCCGGTGAACTTGTCGCGGAAAACTGATATAACCTTTACTTTCATATCCTACCCCCTTATGCTGATTGAATGGATGCAATTTCGCTCAAATCGAAATTGGTAATCAAATCTGGATTGGAAATCTGCGGAATCCACTCTGCCGTATATTCCATGTAGCGACCGTTTTTGTCACGGTAGTTGGAGATAAGCATCTGCCCCTCTGACGGGATATAAGTACGTCCTTGTACTGGGTCTGTCGCTTCATACGGGGTATGATGGCGCATATAACCAATGTTGTCAGAAGGTAACAGAGTAATACGGTTATCCGCGTAAATCTGCACATTCTTTCCCGTCTGGTCTTTCACGTAGTCCTCCTTGATTTCAATACGCGGCAAACCGATGCCGGTGAACACTTCGGAAGCCAAAGAAGAGGAAACCAATCCCGTACTCAACTTCATTTCGTTGCTGCCGAGAATCATCTTGTACTGCTCACCAAATTCAGATGAACCAAGAATAAGCTTGTTGAAAGATGCACGAGTCATAACCATCTTGGCATAAACGCCATAGTCCGGTGCCAAGGAATGAAGTTTCTCTCTCAAATAAGAGATAAACATATTCTTTCCGTCCACAACCACATCTCCACTTTTCGGCTTGATAAAATTGAACGGAAGGGTAATCTCCAGCAGTTTATTATTGGTCTGACCGGAAGTGATTGCAGCGTCTTTGTTGTAAACGGTGGCTTCACCAAGCATCAACAGCGCACCGACAATAATATCCATACGCTTGTGGGCGGCAAGGGTAATCTGACGGTAGTCGTCTGCCAGGAAGTTTACAATCTCTTCCATTGCAGCCTTTTGGTCGGCTGGCTTAGCGGCATTGAACTTGTCAATCAAATCCTGCAATTCAGAAAGACGGTCAATAGACATCTGATAAGCATCACCCAAATAGGCAATCTCACCATATCCGGAACCGATGTTCCGACGTTCACGGATGGGTTTCTCTCCAAAACGCGAATTGATGGAGCCGGCCATAACTCCGGTTACAGAACCGATATAATCCTTGAACACACGAGTAGTCACTCTGCGGAAAGTAAGATACTGCTGCCAATAGATTGTGTCCTTGCGTGTCTGGTTCACACGTCTGATGATAGCGGAAACAATATTCGCATCATCGAATAATGTTTGAATCGTTAAAAACATATCCTACCTCCTTACTCGTTAAATTCAAACCATCCCTTCATGTTGGCTTTATCGTTCTCGGAGAACGGCATAACCAATTTTGAGGGTTCAATTTCTGCGGCTGTACGAAGCAATGAAACCAATGTGATTCCGTCCTCAACCTTTGTACGGTTAAACAGAGCCGAATTAGCCACATGCTTTTGCTTTAAACCATCAACTGCAACCGCATTGAATAATACGGCATCTTTGGCGATATTCTCACCAAAAGCAGCCTTGATAGTCAATACATCATAACCGGCATTAGACTTATCAATTGCCGTTACTTCTGCACCTTTCTTGCCACTTCCGACAAACATACCCACATAAGCCAAAGAGTTCTTGGCTACTTTGATAGACAAAGCCTCTTCACCAGTGGTATAGGCTTCCACAACTCTCACATTGATTACCGCATAAGCGAACTTGTTTTTCAAGTCCGCACAAATCGGTGTAAATCCGGGAAGAAAACTTCCCACTACCAGGTTCTGCGTGTCGAGTTTGAACGGGCCACGTCTACGAATACCGGTCTGGACATCGTAGCGTTCCTCTTGCTCAACGGGCGGAACTAAATCATACTTAAATCCTGCTGACATAATTAATTCTTGTTTTGTTCAACAATAGTTTTCGTTCCCTCGTCAATCATCTTAGCGATAGATTCAGATTCTTTCTCAATCTTCTCTTCTGCCGTTTCGGGAGGGGTTACGCCCTTGAAGCCGTCATTTGCGAACTCCTGCTTCAAGTCCTTGAAATATGCGTCCAAGTCCTCATCGTCCTTGATGGCGCATCGTTTGGCGTAGTTTTCGGGAATACCATACTCCTTTGCCTTTGCCATAATCTGCTCCTGCCGGGTAGCTTGTAACTTCTCTGTCTCGAATTGAGCGAGCTTATCAGAAAGAGGTTTAACGGCTGCACTCACTGCGTTAGCAATAATAGCCGCCATGTCGTCCGTCTTATCTTCCAGCTTCGGATTAGGGTTAGGATTGGGATTAGGATTCTCAATTGACTTACCGTCTTTAAGGTTATGTTTCTTCTCGTAGTTGGAAACTGCGGTCTTGGAAGCATCCCCGGCACGGAAATCACCATAGGAATTTAGCACGTCCGAGAAGCTGATACCCTCAACAATGGAGTTTACCTTTGTCTCGTCCGTTACACCCTCTGCCTTCTTAGTGGCAATTCGGGTTAAGATAGCAGTGTCCACCCCAGTAAACTTCTGTTGCAGCCCTGCCAAGATTTGTTCTAAGATTGTCATACCGTATGAATTTGATTTATAAATTTCTACGGTAAATTTCGGCATTAATAAGCTATGTGAAAAATTATCAGATAGGTGATACACGACAATGAAACGATTGTCGTAAAATGGTATAAAAAAGGCGTGAAACCGAATGGAATCACGCCTAAATAAAGTATTGTAACTTATGCCGGTACAGCCATTAATTCACGCCCTACTGAACGTATTGTTTCTATAATATCTTCAAAACGTTTCTTAGACGGCTTCTTTGTTCCGCTTACATATTGAGCAAACAAACTCTGAGAAATACCTAAACGTCGTGCTATGGCAGCAGCATTCAATTCAGGATGAGCTATAAATAAATCATAAAGAGGATTAGATTTCCTTTCCCGAAAGAATCCCTCAAAACTCAAATCTTCATCAAGCTCTCTCCAATGTATTCCGTCATGGCTCGTTGTGAAATTTGCGCGCTGCGCAGGAGTAGCCCATTTCAGCCTTTGGAAATCTGAAAACTTCTCACATGCCTCCTTCCCGTCAGTGGTACGTATCCATACCTCCGTATCAGTCAACCATACCTTTTCAACTATGATATTTTCCATAACCACTTATTTTGATTTATTAAAAAATTTATTCCAATGCTCTGCTATTACTTCTTGATTTTCTTCTATAACTGATTCTACAAGTTTCAGTTCAGATGACTTCAAGCCATTATTTTTGATTAATGTAACTGGAAATAAAGTGAATTTAGCACTTACATCCCCTTTGATTACATGAACATGTATAGGCTCATGGTCATTAGCGTAAAACATAAAACGAAAACCAAATAAAATAAATATCGTTGGCATACCTTTCTCTATTGATTACCCTACAAATATAGGTAATTATTTAATTACCTACAACTATTCAAGCAAAAAATTAGCGGCAATTCTTTGATGTTGCCGCAAAATATTCTATTTTTCTTGTACTAAAATTATAATCCCTATAATTTTTCTGACTAAGAGGCGTTTTTCTGTCCCTTATTTCCGATTTGCTCATTCTTTGCCGCTTGCTCCTCCTTGATTTCTGCAAGCTCCTCTTCTATGCGACTTATGGTATAGGCTTTTGTCCTGCGCTTGTCAGTTTTTGATTTAATGCAGCTTTCATCTTAGCAGCTTTAGCAGCTTGAACAAAATACAAATCAAAAAGAAGCTCCAAAACGTCCAATAAGAACTCTGCTTCATTAGGTTCTACATCTAATATTTCACCAGAAGCTTGGTCTTCCATTCCATGAGCAGCAATATTCCCAAAACCACGTATTATTTCCAAGTTGTCGCTTATGTATGATGGGAGTTTATTAGTTGCTATTAGCTTATCAATCTCCGTTTTGAGATTTCGTTCTTTAATACCTTCTTTCAGACGGATTATATTCTGTAAGCATCTACGACTTAAGGCTGCACTTGCTTTGGGGCTAAATGGAAGTACCAAACAGGCTTCATTATAATCTTCAGCAAACTTAGATTCAACTTCAGGAGCAGCAGGCATTCTACCGCTTCCTACAGGGAATAGTTGTTTAAAATTGCAGGAATGTTGTTCTTTTATAGATATTGTACCGTCATGGTATTGATTAGCATTGTTTGCCTGTCCCAAAAGTACAATAGGCTTATCACATTCACTATTTGGACATCTCATATAGAATAGACTATAAAAAATATTTCCATATTTTCCTATGTATTTTTCTGAGAAATCTACATTTACTTCTACCTGACAATGTGGACATTTCATATCTTTAATATTTAATTTGTTACAATTTTCCAACTAAATTCTTCACATCCTCCGCAGACTTCACCTCATGTACGGTATCACCTACTTTTACGAAGCCTACTATATCTCCGGTGTTTGACTTCTCAAATAGTTCAGTTACTGGGACACCCAAAGCATCGGCGATTTTTTCCAATGTACCAATAGTGGGGTTGCCATTAATTGCTTTTGATAGCCCAACTCGTGACAAGCCTATTTTTTCAGCTAGTTCAGTTTGATTGATTCCTGCCTCTTTACATAGTTCTAAAATTCTAAATCTCATATATGTATATATTTAGTTTACTCTCATTATTTATGGCAAAGTTACTCAAAGTTTTCATATTAGCTAAATAAGACAACTAAAAGTATTCTTTTTATAGTTTATTAACTATATCTATTTTGCTAATTGAATACTTATAGTTTGCTTTGTAACATCAAAATGATAACTAAAAGTATAATTTAAAACATATAAGAGTATGAGCACAAAATTTAGAAGTCAGATGAAAGAAGTAATGCAAATGGCATGGTCTTTTGTTCGCAAGAACGGTCATTCAATGAGTGAAGCGTTAAAATGCGCATGGGCTAATTTTAAGCTGAAAGCAGTTTTGAAAGTGAAGATAGTAGAGTTTTACTTCAAAAAGACTGACGGCACGTTACGTCAAGCCTTTGGCACTCTCAAAGAGAATCTTATCGGTGAGATAAAGGGTACTGGCAGAAAGCCGAATGACAATCTGCAAGTGTACTGGGACACTGAAAAAGAAGAGTATAGATGTTTCAAGAAGTGCAACCTTATAAAGATAGCTTGATTATGAGAAAAGACCCCTATGGCAACTATATAACCTGCTTAACAGGTAAGCAGTTCTGCCAATTAAGAAGTATATCTGAAAAGGTGCAACCATATCTACCATTTACAGAAGTGGCATTTCTTGAGCTGATAAAAATAGCTTCTGCAATAATATTTAATAAAGGATTTAACAACTCTCATTTATCGGTACGAAACGGATTGGTGCGTTTTAAAAACAAGTTCTACATGAATGGCTTAAAGATAAATACACATTGTTTGACAGATGAACAATACAAATATTTATGGCAATTTGATACGCCACGTATGGACGCTTTCATGACAAAGTATAAACCAATAGAACGTGATGTTTTTGTAATGACATTCAGAGCTTGTAAACGCTATATGATTACAGGCATGACTAAAGAATCAGAAGATACGCTAATTGAAAGGCTTATTTCAATATCAAATCTTATGAGATAACACGATTATCCAAAGGCAGTCTTTGCACGACTTTAAAGGCTGCCTTTATTATTCACTCTTAAATGAAATAAGTATGGACGAAATTTGGAAAGACATTGAAGGGTACGAAGACGATTATCAAGTATCAAATTTAGGTAGGGTAAAATCCTTGCCAAAGAAATGCTGGAACGGTAAAGGATATTGGTTTAGAGATGGACGCATTTTAATACCCATAAAAAGCAAAAAGGGGTATTTGAATGTATGGTGCAGAAAGCGCATATTTAAAGTTCATCGCTTGGTCGCAAATGCTTTTATACCTAATCCGCAAAACCTACCACAAGTAAACCACATAGACGGTGATAAAACCAATAATTGCGTTACTAATCTTGAATGGGTTACTGATGGTGAAAACTTACTACACGCATATAGGGTTCTTGGTAGAAAGCAAAAGACTGGCAAAAACCACCATAATTCACGAGCTGTTCTACAATTAAAAGACGGCAAAATGATGGTATTGGCGCAGACGGGTAACTTTACGGATGAGGATAGACAGACGTACATCCTTATCGATACGGTGGGCGGCAACAACTGCATCACTTTCTTTGACCACGCCAATACATGGGATGTCGAGCCGGCACAAGAGATGTCGTGGATTGGCAAGAAGAAAGGCCGTACCGTACATGGCATTCCGGCCGACAACTACTCGGCTGTTTTTCGCCACGTCATCATGTCCGGCAAGATATTCCAGGTGGATGACATCACCGGCGAGGCTTTCCGGGTACCGCTATTTAAAGGTACGTGGAAAAAGGGTGAGAAGTATGCCTATTATGATGAGGTGACGCATAACGGCAGCTCATGGATATGTGTCAATGAGAAAGGCACGTCTACAGAACCGGCAGACGGCAATGCCGACTGGCTGAAATATGCGGCCAAGGGGGACAAGGGAGATGTGGGTACCGGTATCACCAACTGCGGAGACTGGCAGACCGGAAAGCATATACCTTACATGGGTATTACCAAGATGGCCGGACGTGTGTTTTTATGTGTCGCTCCTGATGGTACCGACAATCCTCCGATGTGGACTCAGACGACCAATGAGGGAAGACGCATCCTGCAGACGCAGAACGGTGGAAAGAGCTACGGATATACCATTACCGGGGACTTGAATACGGCCGAGTATGAGCTGCTGGTGGAGAACGGCCAGGACGGGCGTGACGGTAGGGATTATGAGTGGATATTCAAGCATACGACAGAGAATATCGCTCCGGCAACCCCTGCCACCTCGCAGGTGGATGACTATGTTCCGTCCGGCTGGCACGATGACCCGATTGGTGTCAGCGAGAGCCTGCCATACGAGTGGGCTTGCTGCCGCACGAAGAAGGACGGTGTATGGAGTGCGTTTTCACCGGCAGCCATCTGGGCCAAGTGGGGCTTTGACGGTGAGTCGGCCATTGTAGCCGATTTCGACAACGAGATGGAGAGCATTGCCTTGACATACGAAGGAAAGACTGTTTCGCAGTCCGTGCTCAATACAACCGTCGGCATGTGGTATGGTACGAAGAAACTACAGCTCAAGTCCATCTCATGCGTGACCCCGGCAGGTGTCACGGAGAGCTACAATGTCAATACGGGTGTGATAGCGTTTACCGTGGCTTCCGGAATTTCGATGCCTGCACGCTCAGAGGTCAGGATAACCGTTACGGCTACGGTACAGGATACGGATATAAGCCGTGAGCTGGTGTTCACCATTGCCGGTGTACGTGCCGGTAATCCGGGCAGTGATGCGATACTCTATAGGCTGGTGCCTTCCGTATCTTCAGTAAGCAAGCGGAAGGATGGTACCTACAGTGTGGCAAGCGTGTCATGCACACGCACCAAGTCTGTAGGCGGTACCACTTCCATCACGACTGACGGTGTGCTGAAATACAGTAAGGACGGTGGTTCGGAGGTCGAGATACAGAACGGCACGGCCATTTCCCCGAAGAACTTCACGACGCAGCTGCAGTTCGTGTTCTACGTGGGTGGGCAGGTCGTGGACCGGGAAACTATACCCATGGTTGTGGACGGCAACGACGGTAATCCAGGAAAACCTGGCGGTGACGGCGAATCCGTCAAGGCTGGCGGTGAGTGGCGCACGGCTAATACTCCATACAAAAAGCTCACCATCTGTACGATGGGGAGTCGCTCCTGGCTCTCAAAGGTTGACACTTCGAATCCACCTCTATGGACTCAGACAACTCATGACGGGAGGCGAATCACTCAGACCCAGAACGGCGGCAAGTCCTACGGTTATATTATTACCGAAGAAGTGAACACCGACGAATGGGAACAACTGACATCAGACGGCGGCATGGTCTATCTCATCAGTACATGCAGCAATATCCGGGTGAGCAATGCCGGTTCGCTTGTTCCTTCAGCTTTCCGCGTCTATGCCAAGCGGACGCTTGGTAGCGCCACATTGACTTATCCGGACGGATATCTGACCGCACGGGGGTACAGCAACGGGATATGGAGCGCCATCGCAGGGCCTTCGAGGGCTTCCGAGATTACGGTCAACGCTTCTGCAGGGTATTCAACGTTTTCAGTCCGCTGTTACCAGAGCCAGGCTGACGCTTCGGCATGGAATGACAGTTTCATTGCGGAGATATCAGTGGGTGTCAGCTATGACGGAGCAAGCGGACGAGACGCCAGCGAGCCGCGTCCGAGAGGTTTTTTCGCCAAAGGTAACACGTATGTGTGGAATGAAGATTACCATGACATCGTACTGGCCACATTTAACAATCGCACCATTCCGTTCAGGGTACGGGCATACGGTACGTCGGTCACTGTCGCACCTACCTCGATAGACGGTGATGCTAATTGGGAGGCGGCACAGCAGTATATGTTTGTAGCCATGGACCTGGCCTTAGCAAGAAAGATACGTTCCGATGAAATCTATGTGGATGATTTGGTGGTACAGAATGTACTGGCAAGGGATAAAACCGGTAAAGCCATGTGCCAGATTGACGGGGAGAATGGTGGCATTGGGTTCCTGGCCGGAGGCAATATCCGATGGGATGCCAATGGTAATGTGTTCCAGGACGCCTCAATTTTCCGAAAGCTGAAACTTCTGGAGTCGAAATCCGATTCGTATGAATACTACCTGGATTTCAATACCGGGTTGAACTTTGAAATATCCCGGATATACTCACTTCCAACGCAAGAGGAAACAATATACCTGCCGAATGCGGCAGACTATGAAGGTGGAGAGTGCATGCTGTATAATGGAGGAATCTATACCCGTCTTACAGCACCTGCAAGCATAAAAGTCGCAGGTGGAGGCAGCTTTATCATAGACGGAGAATACTATTCTAAAATAGTTGTCCCGTCGCTTTCCCTTGCTCAATTCAAGGCCGTAGCGACATACTCTGATGGCGTAAAGGATGGGGTGAAATGGGTTCTAATATCAGGAAAAGCGGAATCGAGAACTTAAAATATCAGTGTTATGAAAGTTTTTTATGAAAGCAAGTTAGCAAAATGGCTGCTGTGGCAGGGCTACAACACCATCACATTGGGATGCTTCGTCTTCACCAAGAAAAGCAAGGAGGAGATGAAGCAGAGTGCACTTAACCATGAGGCGATTCATGTGCGCCAATGGGAAGAATGTATGATTGCATCGGCTGTGCTGCTGACGGTAATCATGCTGTTTACCGGATTCAACTTATGGGTATATCTACTTTGCCCGTTGTGGTTCTACCTTCAGTATGGGTTGGAGTATGCGATTTCATACGTTTATCACTTATGCCGTAACCGATGCTGGGTGAATGTGGGTGATAAGGCTTACGGAAATTCAGCGTTTGAAATGGAAGCGGAAGCTAACGAAGAGGTAGACGGTTATCTTGATGTGAGAACTCCTTTTGAGTTCTTCAGATACTACGGGAAAATTTGATTTATAATTTACAAAACGAGAATAAAAACAAAATGTTAAATCGAGTATAATTTCCATCCGGAAATTATGCCCCTTAAATGTATTAAGTATGGCAGATGATATTAAGGAAAATGCGATGAGTGGTGGAACTCCGGCACGGTTACG